CGAGCGAGCCGGTCCAATAGAATTGCGGGGTGTTTGGTTTATTGAAGATGAAATACGTGTCGAGGTAATCGACGCTCGTCGCGCCGGCGAACATCAGACCGGGATCGATGATCTCGCTCATGGTATTGGCCGCGAGATTGACCGACCAGCCGCGCGCGGTGCCGTCCACGATCACCAGGTCAAGCCCGTTGTCCACCATGCTGACCGGCGTGCGCAGGCCCGCCGTGATGGTGCCAAGCGTTGTGCCGCCGCTGCCGTCGGTGCCGACCTTGTAGACGTTGGCCCCCGAGACGCAGTAGACCGCGCCGTTGGTGCATTGGCGGATGCCGCGGATCGGCCCATTGCCCACCGTCCCGAAGATGCGCGTTCCCGGCGTCGGGTAGTGCGCCATCTGCGACGGCTCGCCCTGCGCGCCAGGCAGCGGCTCGGCAATCAGGTTTACCGCCCGCTGCGCGCTGGCGATGACGCTGCGCGCAGTGTAGGCGCCGCCGGTGAGCGCAATCCGGCTCATGTGATCAGACTTATCATCGGGCCGCCGCGCGCCACAGGCACATTACCCACCGACGCCCACACCTCCAGGCCGATCTGCGACACCACGAGCTGCACGTCGCCGTGGCCGACGGTGGCCCACATCTCGATGCCCATTTGCGTGACGCACAGCGCGGGTTCTCCGGCGGCCCAGACCTCGGTGCCGATCTGGGTGTTGCGAACGTCGGTCATCAGGCTTGTATCTTTCCATGCGCGCCGACTTGTGGTAGGTTATCGGCATGAGACACCCGAGCATCACTGCCAACTGCAAAACGTGCGGCGCAGTGTTTCACCCTCTCCCGCATAAGGTGAAAGCCGGCCAAGGGCGGTTCTGTAGTCGCCCCTGCTCCGACAAAATGCGCATGGGAGGAGTCGAGGAGCGGTTCTGGCGGAACGTCACCAAAAGCGACGGTTGTTGGATTTATCGCAACGTCAGCACGCGAGGCTATGGAAAGCTGCTCGCGCACGGTAAGCATGTGCGTGCAAACCGCGTTGCTTGGGAAATGGCCAACGGTGCGATCCCCGAGGGTCTGCTGGTCTGCCATTCGTGCGACAACCCCTCTTGCGTGCGACTGGACCACCTGTTTCTTGGTACGAACGCGGACAACGCAGCCGACTGCGCGGCTAAAGGCAGGCATGCGATCGGGGCTGCGGCTGCACCAAAGAACCCGGCGCGGGGAGAGCGCACATCGACGGCGGTTCTCAATGCTGCCGCAATAAAGCGCATACGGAAGCTCTATGCCGTTGGGGGCTACAGTCAGCAGGCCATCGCCTACAAGTTTGGCGTAGACCAAACCCAGGTCTCTCGAATCGTTCGGCGCGTAGCTTGGGCGCATATCAACTAGCCACACTTGGACCAATGTTAAGGGCATTTACGGCAGCAGCGGTCCACGCAACGTTGCCGTTCGGGTCGAGCAGATCAAACCGCGAGTTCCAGCCGAAGCTCGTGCTCAATACCAGCGGCGTCGAGTTCACCGTAGTCGAGCCGGACTTGATCTGGATTTGCCCGGAGCGCGAGCCGGCGTCGCTCTTGGACATGAACGCGCGGGTGTTCACGCCGATGATCGAGTTGGGCGTGCTGGCCAGCGGAGTGATCGCGTACAGATCGCCGTGGCCCACGGTCGCGTCGAACACGTAGCTCGTGGTGCCGTCCTGCAAGGTTTCGCCGACCAGTTCGGCGTTGACGGTAGGTGTTGTCACGACGGAGAATATAAATGCCGCGGTCGCGGCGNTAGTAGGGGAAGNTGCCGGGAAGCTGGCATACGCAGTTGTAAACGAGAACCCAGCAGAGGAACTCGATGTGACGGTATATATGATCGTAAAGTCTGCATCAACGGCAAGGTGGTAAACAGTGCCCTTGGTGACTGATAACGGCGTGCCGAAGGTAATGGCGACTGCCCCTGCCACCGGATTGACAACAGCGTTCGACGTGGCAAGCACGTTCGCTTTGGCTGCGTCATAAATCGCTGCCTTGAGGTTACCAGTTCCGCCTGTTGACACTTGCACGGTGACTGACGCAATCGTGCCGGTATAGGGCGCCGTGAACGCCGCCATAAGGCCGGCACCGCTGGCCTTCGATAACGTGCTTGATCCCGAAAACGGCGTTGTTGTCACAGTAGTCGGTGATTTAGCGAACTGCACGCTCGCATCGCTGGCCGGCATCTGCTGATACGCGCGGATGTCGCCCAGCCACGCCACCGAGGTCGCATCGCTGCGCCACAGCAGGTCGTCGATCAACTGGTTTGTAACCGTCGCATTCTGGCCGATCGTCAGCTTGTTGGCGTAGCTATGCGTGGCACCGCCCGCTGTGACGAGCGAGCCTGCCGTGAAATCCGCGGCACCCGTGTTACCATTCTTGCGCACGGTGATCGAGCCGGTCGCGCCTGTCGCCACGACAATCTCGATTTCAAACGCCGTCCATGTATTTTGCGCGCTGATCGCGCCCGTATATGTCGCCAGCGTCGAACCCGTAGGGCCGCCGGAGGTCAACAGCATGGCCCCATCCGAGCGAAACACAATGGAACATTGCGCCGTCGTCGCGTCGAACAGTTCCAGATAGAAGCCGGCCGTCGTGCCGGTCAGCGCGGCCGTCTGCTCGATCGAGAATATGAAATGGTGAATCGCGTCATTGGCACCGCTCGATTTCGTCAGCCATGCGGTGTTCGCCGCATTGCGTAGTGCCTGGCTGCCGGTGAAGCGCCCCGGTTGGAGCGTATAGCTCGTGGTGGTGCCACTGTCCCAATACCCCGCCACCGCGTCGGCTGTTACAGCATACGGATCGAACGAGTCGCCAAAAATCGCGGTCATGGTGCCCAGGTCACGTTAAGAGACAAGGTGGCGTCCGCCGCGTTGGTGGTAGCAGAGGTAATAACCGCGTCGATCGCCTGGCCCGCGGTGAAGGTGTTCGCCGCAGTCGCGTTGGTCGTGGTGATCGTGCCGCTCGGCGTGATCGCCGACAGACCCGTAACCACCGTACCGGCGATCTGGATGGCCGTGGTGAAGCTCCCTGTGTTGCAGACGTGTTTCATCGAGTTGATGGTGCCGGCATAGGGCGGGTCCCAGCAGACATGCACCGTGCCGTTGTTCACGACGGAACCCGCCGGCCACTCGACCTGCATACGCGCCGCTGTTCGCGCGGTAATGGTCCCCGAGCTGATCGCCACGCCAGTCGCACCCACCGACGTGACCGTGCCGGCGGACCACTGCTGCGCCTGAACCGTCGCGTCCAGTGTGCCCGTGGCGAGGCTGAGATGCGCGCCCAGGGCGGCAACGGTGCCGGCATTCCATAGGGTGCTGCCAGCCGGCCCCGTGGCCCCTGTGGCACCCGTAGGCCCGGCCGGTCCTGTCGCACCGTCAACGCCAGCCGGCCCCGCCTCGCCGATCGGTCCCGCCGGGCCGGTATCGCCCGGCTCGCCCTTCTCGCCCTCGATCCCCTGCAATCCCTGCGGCCCGGCCGGGCCGGTGCCGATGACGGCAAACACCGCTTCCGGCGGATAGCGCACGTCCTCACCCTCGGGCGTGCCGGACGCCGGATAAACGAGATCGCTCACCACATGCCGCCTGACATGAAGCCGGGCGATGAGCCTGCCGCGATACCGCCGCTGTGACGCCCGCCAGGATGCGGCACAGCAAGCTCGGAAATCTGCGTGTTCGCCATGCGGATCGTGTTCAGCGCCTGCCGCATCGCCGCGACATGATCGGGCCGCGCCGGCAGCCCATAGCTCATCTGCAGCCGCACGCAGAGCGACCACATGAGCGCCTCGATATACTCCGGCGGCAGGTTGATCGGATCGGTGAGCTGCGTCCACGCCGGCAGCGCCTCGGGGAACACGAAATGCAGCTCGAACTGATCCGCCGGCGGGATCGGCCAGACGAACACCCGCCCCGTGGGCCATGCCGTGTCGAGATACGCCACGGCAGGGAACGTGCTCAGGCTCTTGAGCGCAATCCCGCTATAGTCCTCGCGCGATGTGACGATGCCGAGCCCGATGTCCACCGGGTTGAGCCCGGCCGGCAGCAGCCGCGCGTAGGCGGCGTGTAGCTTGGTGGGGCGAACCGGCCCGATCGTGTAGGACTGCGCGCCGGTCGACGTGATCGCCATGTCGGTGAGCGACGGCACGAGCCACCGCTTGCGCTGCCACTGCGCCACCAGCATCGCCAGCAGCTCCAGCCCGGTGTTGGCGTCCTCGGCGGATGGCGTCTGGCCGATGCCGTTGATGCCGCTCGCCCGCAGCGAGAACGTGATGAGATCGCCAACGCTGGAGATCATGGCCCGCACGTCCCGGCGCAGCTTCCGGTGCCGGCCAACGAGATCGTGCCTGTCGCGTTCGCAGCGAGATTGTTTGCCAGCGACGAGTCGATCTTCGCCGCGGTGACGGCGGCATTGTTGATGATGATGGCGTATTTCTGCTTGGTCGATCCGCCGTCGTAGATGTCGTTGCCGAACATCGACAGGCGAGCCACCGGCGTCGCGATGGCGATTCCGGCCTGCAATGTCACCGTGGCAATGGTCTGCGCGTTGCCGAACAGCTTGACGTTGTTGATGGTGAGGTTCTTGAAGCCGGCCGTGCCGTCGAGAAAGATGCCCGCAGAGTCGTTGCTGTAGATCGCCCCGCCGTTGATCACGATGCCGTCGAGCACAACGCTCGCGCCGCTGTGCAGATATATTCCATACCGGACATTGTTGGAAATTGAGTTATTCTCAAACGTATATGGCCCAACCACCTGCGATGCGCCCGTGCCGTTGTAGTAGATGCCGATGTCCACCCCGTTGATGATGTTGCCGATCGCCTTGCCGTAGGGATCGTTCGACGTGGTGGTGACGGTGCCGAGGTCGATCGAAATGCCGCGCTCCGACGTTCCGCGCACACCGTTGATCGTGTTGTTGGCGATCAGCGTCGAGAACACGCCACCGTTGCCGATGCCGTATTGATAGTTGTTTTGGAGGTAGATGATATTGTTGGAAATGACATTCCAGCTCTTGATGGAGGTGCCGTTCTGGCTCTCCACGAAGATGCCGTATGTCCCATCGACCGTGGTGGGCGAATAGACGGTGTTGCCACTGATGACGACGCCATCGCTATAGGTGCTGCTGCTGGTGCCAATACCGATCCCGGCGCCCCCGAGCGGGTTGGTTCCGCCCACCGCCAGCCGCCCGCAATTCTGCGTCGTGTTGTTCACGATCCGCCCGGCCTGCAGGTAGTCCACGCCGATGCAGGTTGCCGGGCTGCCGTGAACATAGAGATTGGAGAACAGCGGCCGGCGCATGAACTGGAAGAAAAAGCCTTTACCCGCCACATCATAGACGGCTTCCGTCCCGGCCTCGATGTCCATCTCGAAGTTGGTGAACTCGTTGTCGGTGTAGGGTGCCGTATAGACCGTTGAGATGCCCTGGATGACCGAGGCGGTCATGTCGGTCGGGCTGATCCACTTGAGAACGCTCTTGCCGACACCCCACCCGTTCAGTGACACGCCGGTTTTCCAGGTAATCGATGAGGCGATGATGCACTTGCCGGTAAAGTTGAGCGTGCCGCCGCCGGCCGTGCTTAGCGCCGCAACCTCGGCGTTGAATGCTGCGCTATCATCGGTGCCCCATGTCGCAGTGGCCGTGCCGGCGATCGAGGTGCCGGCTGTCTTGGACAGTGTTGCGTTGCCGGCAGACACGCTAGCGATAGTTGCGTTCAGCACAGCACCAGCCGTGCCCGCCCCGGCGATGGTGATGTATTTCCCGACATCGGCACCGATGAACGTGTAGCCCGTGCTGGAAATCACCGCACTGGCCGACGTTGTGGTGATGTCGGTACGGGTCACGCCATCGCATTTTGCGCCGGTTGCATTGGCATAGACGCCCGACAAGGGGGCGGCTACCCACGCCGCGCCGTTCCAGACGAACTCGGCGACGCCCTGCAGCGTGCCGGTCGGGGTCGGAATGCCGGGGCCGGGAGTTGGCTGCGCCAGCGCCAGGATGGGCCATAGCAGCGCGAGAACGGCGAGGATGCGGGTCATTGTGCTGCTGCCTGCCATGTGGTGCCGTTCCAGACGAACGATCCGACACCGCGCAGGGTGCCGGTGGGCGTGGGCACGCCGGGGCCGGCCTGCGCGTGCGGTTCCCAGGCCGTGCCCGACCATGTGAACCGGCCGACGCCCTGCAATGTGCCGGTCGGCGTCGGCACACCCGGTCCTGGCGTTGGTGCTGCGCCGCCGAGCAACAAGACAAGCAACGGCCAGCGCAGTCGGTTCATGCCCAGCGCACCCAGCCGATGGTCGCGTTGACGTAGCGATACTGGTGCGCCGTCGCCACCGCGCCTGCCGTGGATGCCACCGCACCGGCGGCGCTGTCCTGCACCGTCAGCGCGGTGACGATCTGCGCGAAGCTGATCGACACCAGCTTGCCGAGCGCCTGGCCTGCCACCGGCGGTAGCTTGATCGTCAGCGCGGCAATCGTGCCCGCCGGATTGACGTAGAGCACGGTGTCGTCCGCCGCGAGCGTGATCGTGTCGGTGGTGACGGGAACCACAACGCGGGGGATGCCGCTTGCGGTCGATGAATTGATCGACTCGCTGCTGTGCATGCGTACGCCTGGGGTGAGCGCCATGATGGTATCCCTTCGGGGAAAAGGCCCAGCGCGTCGTAGTGCGCTGGGTGAGGCTGATAGTCGTGGACGAAACGGCCGACCCTTGCCCGGAGGCGCTCGGCCAACACGCGAGACCACGCAGCGAGGATGCGGCGTGCCGGTGCGGGAGGCGGTTATTACAGTCAGTTAGCCCACTGGCGAACAGCTAGTTGTGGGCGCAGCGTCTTGCATCCCCAGAGTACATCGAGGCGGCACGGCAAGTAATCAGTGTTAATGTCATATTGTCTAACAAGGCGGATGCTGATGCCGTCCTTCACGGCACGGCTAGACATATCAACCCCTCCGGGCATCACTAGGTCAGCGGTGGCGAAGGTGAAAGCGTCCGGGTGATACGTGAGGCTCTGCCCAACCGCGGTGCTTGCCGTGCCGATGAACGTGATCAGGTCGTTCGCGGTCGGCAGCTTGGAGAGGTTGTCGCGTGCGGCGTGCGGCGAGGCGTAGTTGATGGAGGGCGAGACGTTCCAGGTCTGCGAGCCCGCGCCGCCCACGTCGGCGGTGATGACGAACTGCTGCAGCACGCCGGTGTCGAGCTTGGTCTCCGGGTGGATGCGGTTGACACCTGCGATGGTGAACACCTCGCCCTTGAGCGGGTTGCCGGTGCCCGTCTTCACCGCAAGCGTGGTATCGCCCGTGGTGGATGTGGTGGCGACCGCGTAGCTGACGCCGGCCGAGCGGGTGAACGTCGAGAGATGGGTGTTCTCGGCGAACTCGAAGCCCGCCGTGCTGCCCATCACGCCGTCCGTGTACTGCGAGGCGATCGCCGTGCTCTGCTGGAATAGACCCTTGAGGCTGTCCACCATGTCGACGTTGGACTGCGTGTCGATCCGCGCGAGCCATTGGCGGCTTTGCGGTGCGAGGTTGTCCAGCAGGATTTTGCGGCCCTGCAGGAAGTTCTTGAACGTCTGCGCGGAGCCCTGGCCGTTGACGGTGTTGTAGACATCCTTGGCCATCGCGAGCGCACGGCTTTCGATGTTGGCTGCGATGACGGCAACGGCGGGTTCGATGTAGCGGCCGGAGAAGTCGTCGATCTTCAGCGTGAGGTCGGTGGTGCCGAAGCTGATGTCCACGCCGGAGACGTTGGTGACGGTGAGCGAGGTGTTCTGTTCCGCGGTGTTCTGCGGTGCCAGCGTCATGTCGGTGCGGACGGTGTACTGGTTCGGCAGCCGGATGCGCAGCGTGTCGCCGATCTTGGCGCCGGACTGGGCAAAACTGCTGTCGTAGGCCCGGTTGATGGAGCCGACGAAGTTCAGCTTCTGGTGGAGGATGACCAGCGCCTTGCTGGTGATCATGTCGGGTGTGAGGAGGGTATTCGTTGCGGTCGTGGCCATGGCCGCGATCCTTTCGTGACAGATTGCATGGGAAGCCCGTCACGCACGGAGCGATCTTCGGGCGGCCGTCTGTCGCGAAAGGAGAAGTCGCAGCGAGCAGGCGTAGGCGGCACGATGCGCGGGAGAAGACCGCTCCCGGTCGGTCAGGACCTCAGCGCCGGACGCGCTGCTCCATGGCCTGCCTGGCGTAGTAGTCGACCAGCGCCCGGTTGCCGTCGCTGGCGTTGCCGGCGAGGTATTCGTTGAACTGCGGATTGGCGCGTCCGGTGACGGGACGGATCGGTGCCGGCGCCTGGCTCACGGTGCGCGCGCGCGCTGGCCGTGCCTCCACCTTGGCAGCGAACTGCCCGAGTGCCACGGCGCGCGCGGTCGGGGTGGACAGCCGGGTGATGCGCTCCAGTTCGTCCGGGTCGTCATGCAGCGCTGCGGCGATTCTGGGGCCGTCCTTCATCTCCACCAGCAGCTGCGACATGGCGGCGTCGGCGCCCATCGCCATGAGCGACTGACAACGTTCCTGCCAGTCGGGGAACGCCTCGCGCCCCGCCTCGTGGAACGCCTCGATGCGCTGCCTCTCCGAGCGTTCCTGCATCAGCTGCTCGGCGCGGGCGTTGATCAGCGCTTCCTGGTCGGCGTCCGGCTGGGCACCGCCCTCGCGCTGACGTGCCTCGAGCTGGGCGATCCGGCCCGCCAGCTCATCGCGTTCGCGGGCGGTCTGGGCGTAGCGTGCGGTCAGGCGTGCGATGCGTCTGGCGGCCGGGTCGCCTTTGTCGTCGCCGTCAGGCTTGGACTCTGGCGGCGTTTCACTCGCAGCGCCTTGCTCGGCCGGCGCGGTGGCCTCAGTCTCGGGTGCGGCAGGTTCCGGCGCTGCAGCGCCGCCGTCCTGCGGGACGGTCGTCTTGATGGTGTCGCTCATGGTATCCGTTGGCGTGGTTGGAGGGTCATCGAACGGCGAATAACCGGCTTTATCTGCTCGACACCGACACCGGCGATCGCCTGTTGGTTGCCAAGGGCTGGGGCGTCTGGCACTGGCTTGAGGATGCGGACCGCATCACGGAATGGCTCAGAGCCCGCGATCCCGGCTCCGCGTCGGGACCGGATGGCGCCACGACGGCGCTCCGGTTGGTGACGGACTAGCGCGGCGCGTTCGGGTTGGCGCAGGCGCTCCACTAGATCGGTCAGCGCGCGGTCTCCGGCGCTGGCACCGCTGGCCGCGGCGGTACAACGGGACGCGCCGGCGGCATCTGCTGTGCCGACTGCGCCGGCTTGGCGTCCTCCTTCGCTGGCTCGCCATGCACCGCAACGTCCATCTCGTCATAGTGCAGCGTCAGCCGGTCGAGATGCGGGGAAATCGCCTTCAGCTGATCGACCGGCGAACTGGACACCGCACGCGCGCCGTCCCAGGCGTCCAGCAGGCTCAGAACGTCGGTGTGCAGATCAGGCTTCGGCATGTCCACGTCATCCTCGATCACGATGCCGCCGTTGCGGCCATGCACAACGACATGACACACGTTGCCGTTCGCCTCGGTCGCGGTAGCCTTCCATACCCGGCCGTGATGCTCAAGGTCGGTGATCGCGGTGAAGCCGGCCGCGGTGAGCGCCGCTACCGCCTGGGCGTCGGTCTGCACTGCATCGGTGTTGGGGGGTCGTGCCATGTCACGTTCTCCTGGTTTATGACTTCTTCCGTTTCTTCGCCTTCTTCGCAGTCACGGCGGGCGCGGTGCGTTCGGCTCAGCGTCGGTGATCTGCGTCGGCTCGTCGGGTTGCGGCGGGGGCGCCATGCTGCCACGAGCCAGCGCGAGCGCCGCGCGCAGCGTGCCGATCTCGTTCG